TCACATAATCAGATAATCCAGCATATATGGTCTTAGAACCAATATTAAATAATCTTATTTTTCCATCCCACTTCTTTTTTCTGTATGCTGGTGTGTATTCGTGATTTGGAACTTTGAATGTAAAGAAAGATGAAAGTTCTCTTGCGATATCTTCTTCGCAATGAATTTTTATAAAACTTTCATCAACTTTTTCAAGTTCAATCATATTATACCTTGAGTAAATTTTATCCAATCTATGGCAGATTTTATATTCCATGCCCGATTCGACATTATTTTAACAACACTTTCTAGGTAATTTACTTTTTCTTTTTGTTGATTTACTTTGATAAGCATATCTGAATAATCTTTATCAGATTCTATAAATCTATCAGCATCCTGTCGTATTACAGCGAGATCAAAGGGTTCCCAATTATGTTTTTTGAGATCTTCTTCGCTCATCTTTCCGGTGTAATACAACCACTTATCTTTTTCTACTGTTCTAAGTACAGATTCCATCAAACTAAGATTGTGTTTTTCATCTAATAAAAAACACAAATATTTATTGTGTAACTGAGGAGCCTTTAGAGACTCTGCACCAAGTTCCGTTGAATCAATTGTCAGATCTTTTTCTATAATTTTTTTTAATTCACTGGTAGTCATAATAATAATTAAATTTTAAATAGCTTCTATGTCAAAATAAGAGTACGCAAAATTAACAGATGATATAATATTATCTGTGTCTGGAAGAGTCGAATCAAAATCTATCCCGCTCAAAAATGTTGGAAAAATATCATAATATCGAACCTTTAAAAATGGTCTATATGAACTATTTAGTACAAGGAGAGAAGCATTTGATGTTTGTTGTTCTTCTTTTAATATCGTGCAGTTATTTCCATAATATGTTATAGCCTTTATCCATCCATGTATTTCTTTCCAGTTCAACATATCTTCATCTATAGCAAAACCTATTTGAAGTTCTTCTAATGTGACATTTGTTCCTGGTCTTTGTATTTGTATTGCTGTTGGCGTATTTTGAATAGAAATACCAAGAGATACTGAGGGTATGTTTGCCCGTTGACAAAAATAGGTCATCGTCGGACATCGATCCAACATAAAAACAAATTTATTATTTGTGAGAAAATTTGTATTTACTGGAATATTTGGATTATCAGTTAAAAAATCTCCCGGAAGATATTCTTTGACTGATGCTGGTATATTATTAAATCCCATAGTAATATTTATAAAATAACAGAGGGTTGGTTTTACCCAACCCTCTGCTTTTTTTATTTATCTAACCTAACTTATTATGCCTCATTACCGTGTAGATCTACAACGCGGAATAGTCTGTAGTAAGTGTTGGCTCCATCACCAAGACCAACATTAGCGGTACGACCACCAGCGAATGGATTTGCAACCATACCGTAGCGAGTCTTGAAACCAATCTTTGGTTGGAATGTATTTTCACCGACTGCACGAACCATTTGTAGCGGAACATATGGGCAGTAGAACATACCAGCGTCATATGGTGAGGTTCCCTTATATCCAACAGTTACGAAATCTACTCCTGCTGGAACGAATGGGTCGATGTATACCTTGAATTTGTTATTGAGAACACCAGCGAAAACATTTCCGGTATCGTCAACATTTAGGTTTGTATTCAACGCAGGAGAAAGATTTAGGAACCCACCCATTGCGAGTGCAGAAGCAACATCTGCGGAGCAGAGAATAAAGTTACCCTTGCCTCTACGAGTTTCTTTAGCAATTACGTTGGCTTCACGTTCGATTTGATACATGAGGCCACGATATCTTTCAGCAGACCAACGACCATCAGAGTCTGTCATTAGGCTGTAATCTCCTGCCTTGTCGAGATCTGTTTGTTGAGCACCGGCTTTTGCTGAAGAATAAACTGCGCGAATGATTTCTCGGTTGATTTCATTGAGAATTTCAACGGAAAGAATATTTGCGAGTTCTGACTCTGCATCAAGACCGTGTACTGCCTTGAGATCTTGTGCGAGTTCAGTTGTATATTCGGCCTTGAGGGCGCGAGTACGAGCTTCAACTGCGACACGTTCAATGCTGAATGCCATTTCACGGAAACCTGTTGCAACACCGTTAGCATCTCGTGCTTGTGATGACGAAGTAGAAAGATTTTCTGCTTGGCCAGTCAAGAAACCACGGAAGTAATTGAATTGATTGGTTCTGAGTGCAAGGCTAGTAGTCCAACCAGTTCCACCAATAGCACCAAGAGGATTTGAGTAAGTGTAACCACCGGAATAACCACCAACATCTGATGGACCACCTGTACCACCACAAGCACCAGCGAATGAAGCGACTGGTTCATCAAACATTGCTTCTGGTCCACTTTGGCTATCATATCTTGCTCTCATGGCAAAGATAAGACCAGTTGGTGCGGTCATTGGTTGAACGCCAGCAATATCATAGGCAACGACGTTTGGCATTGCTCTACGAACGAGGCTGATAAGAATTGGGTCATATCCTTGAAGTGCTGAGTTGCTACCAGAAACGGCAGTGCTTGCAAAACCACCAGCATTCATTGCATTGGTTGGTGCTTCGTAAAGCATACCTGATTGTTCGCGAAGAGCAATTCTTTGATTCTCAAGAAGAACTGCGGTTGTTCGCTTGCGATGATTGTCTTCGATTGCTGGTAGAGCAGGATGATCGATCACTGCATTCCATTTTTCCATTAGTGTGTCATAAGGTGTAACGCTATTAAAGTCCATTTATTTTCTCCTGTGCTTTTTTATTTATACTTTTTTATTTTTTACGATTTTCGGTTATTGGACAACTTAATTTGTTCTGATATAGTACGGACAATACTGTCCATATCATTGTTAGAACTAATTGGTTGCTTCGATGAAGAAACGCCTTCATCTATTCTTTGTGAAGTTGATTGGATTGTTGGAACATCTGAATCATTAAAATATGATTCACGAAGAAGTTTTACTTTTTCTCGGTATTGATCTACTGAAGAAAATTCTAAACCTTCTGCGAGTGAAGCCAATTTTTCAATCTCGGTATCAGCAAGTCCATTTGATTCTTCAACAAATGCTTCTGCGCATTGGTGAGCAATCAAAGTGTTCTTTAGTTCAATGTTCTCATTGATTTGAGCATTGAGTTTGGATTCGAGTTCGCTATTTGCTTCAAATAGTTCATCAACTACATTATATTTTTCGTCTGGAACATCAACAAAGCTATTTTCAAATAGTTCTTTAAGTCCATGAATGAAATTTTCGACGATCTCTGTCTTCATTCCTTGTTCTGCAACAAGACGATTTTCGGTCATCCATTCTTCACAAACATAGGTGAGATATTTATCAACACCTTCAGTTATTGTTTCAACGGACGAAGAAACTTGTTCTTCAATTATTTTTCTTGAAGCATCTAGCATTGCTTGTTCTAGAATAGCAACCTTTTCATTTACTGCTGCTTCAAATATTGTTATGCATTTTTGTTTAAAGGATTCGCTTAATTCTTCTCCTTCGAACAAAGCATTGGCAAAATCAGATATATCCATTTCAAATGATTCGTTTGTGGATTCATCTTCTGATTCCATGTCGTCTTCTTTTTCTTCTTCTTGTTCTGGGTACATGGATGTCCCTGATTTTTTCTTCATTGGGGCCATTCCAGTTGAAGTGGCTCCACCTGGTCTTAAACTAGCCATGTTTCTTTGGGCTGTTCCATCTGGAATTACGTCGGTTCCAGCATCCTGTGGTTCAACGCCATTTGCGGCCATTGATCCAACACCATTTGCTGCGAAAGTTGCTTTCTTTTGTTTCATATATTCTCCATTAGATTAGTATATTATTATTTAGACAAAATTATTTTTTCACTATTATAAAGATCGCATAAAATCTTTAAAAATTCTACTTGCTGTTTCTTCTAGTTTTCTGCTACTGGCTTTTTTGAGAGTATTTAACTGTTTCATAACTTGTTGTTCTGGAAGAAACTCATTGGCCCAAACCCATTCACGACCCTCTCTCAACGCCATAACATAAGCGTCTTGAGCGGATGGATCCGAAACAAGATCAACGGCAACTAATTTAAAATCTGGTTGAACTTGATTATAACTACTCATTTTAATCAAAGAGCCAAGACCTCTGGTAGATACCCCAAGTTTTACTCCCTCTTTAATTAGATTTTCAGCAATATTTCCCATGGGAGTAGAAGATAAAATCTTAGCTTTTCCATAGAAATCATTGCCGTTTCTTTCCAATTTCACTATTTTATGTGATACTCTGGAAAGGTCTATATCCGCTGTTGGGGGGTGATTCAATTCCCCTAGTGCTCTATTTTCTTTGATATAATTTTGATTATATCTCATAACCTCTTGTTCCATGTTTTCTGTAACATACAAGCGATTATTTTTATTTGGTTTATTGCATTGAATCATCTTGCCTTCAATAAACCATGATTTTGCCCCATTATCAAGAGACTCTGATATTATAATATCAGTATCATTATTTTCTTTTATTAAAAGCATTTGATTTTCCTTTATTCTGTTTCTTCAAGATCTTCTTCGAAATCTTCTTCTTCTTCTTCGTCTTCATCTGGGTCACTGTCTTCCATTAAAATATTTGCTAGTTCTTCGATTTCAGACTCTGTGAGTTCTTCACCGATATCTTCTTCTATGGACTCGACCAATTTTTTAAGATCTCCCATAAAATCATCTTCTTCTAAAAGATCATCACAATTATCACAAGATTCTTTGCGTAAAGCTTTAAAATCTTCTGCACCTATTTTATTTGGATTTCCTGCTTTTGCAGCAATTTTCTTTTGTTTTGGACTTAGTTCACCACCCTCCGAAAAGACGGTTGGTGCGAAATCCTTTAATTTTTCCTCAAGAAGATTACCAAGACGAACATATAGTTCATTTTCTATAATCTTTCTTGCATTTACAATATCTTCATTTATAAGATGTACAACTGCCTCGTTTAAGTTTTTCATTTTTATGTTCTCCGTATTTTTATTTATTTTTTATGAAATTTGTAAGAAAGAAAATTAGGTTATTTTCAGTAGAAAGTAATTTTTTCATAAAAGTTCTATCCTTTTTTGATATATTTTGAATTATTTCTAATATATTTTTAGGTATAATAACATTCGTATGAGCTTTAAATCTAACAGTTACAGTCTGGTTTGTTTTATTTTTAAGCTCTTTTTTCATCATTTCTCTATCGTAAAAATAAACTTTCATTGTTGTTCTTCAGGGGGCATATCAGCTTGAGCTTGCATTTGCTGCTCTATTTGTTTCTTTCTTTCTACTTCTATTTCCTTGTCTATTTGTGCCATATCCTGATCTGTCATTTTTAAAATATTCTTGCGAATATAATTTGTGGAATAGAATGTTCCCGTGAAATTGGCAAGAATATTTAACATCTCCACCTTTTCTCTTAGAATTTCATTTTCCTTTAGATCATTGAAATATGAGTCTCTGTTATAATTAAAAATTATATCTTGCGAGATCTTTTCCCAATCTGCTGGGGTCAAAATTCCCTTCAATATGCATTGTTTCTTTAATATTTCTGATAGAAGAGATGAAAATTTTAATCTCATTCGTTCAATAAATTTATAGAATTTGACTTCATCTCTGGTTATTTCTGATGTTCTTCCCATATTAAAACCAGTGGAAGACTCAAGTCTTGATATGGGTACATTCAATGCTCGGTATAGTTTTCTTTGAAGATATTCTACGTCTTCCATTTGGCCTAGATTTTGACCACCATCAAGGGTAGTAATCTCTGTGCCACGGCTTCCCTCTTTACGAGGAATCCAATAGTCTTCAAGCATTGAAAGATGGCTTCTATCATCCTTAACTTCACCTGTTTTTTGATCATAAATCAGTCTATTTCGATAACGATTCATGAGTTCTCTCATGTATTGTTCGGCTTTTTGTTTTGGCAAAGAACCAACATCGACATAGAAAACTCTTCGTTCTGGTGCTCTAGACATGCGATAGATAACTACCGCATCTTCTATTTGTCTAAGCATGTTCAGGGGTCTTATGGCTTTATGAAGATAACTTATAACTCTTCTGCTTCCATGATCAACCAATCCAGAAGTAGCATACGCAACAGAATCTATGGCTATTCTCATTCCAACATTTGAAGTTGGTAAAATTGAATCTGGATCAATATCTGTATAGACATAGAATTCTTCTATCTTCTTAACAACGGGAGTTTGAATTCCGTTAATAATTTGATTTTCTCTATCAACTTTTCTAATTTTTCGGATCTTCAACGGATCAATGGGTCTTAGTTCGACTATTCCCTTTTCTGGTCTATTGACATCAATCATGCAGTGATAATAAACTCTTCCGTCAACATACCACCTACGAAATATCTCGTATCCTCGTCCGGAAAAATCTAGTAATTTCAATACACTTTTATACTCATTTATTATCTTTGATTTTATGTTGTCCGATAATAAAACTTGATCAAGATTTAATTCTATACATTTTTTGTTATCATCAAAAACAATAGAATCACTAACAATATCCTCTATCGCCATATCCACTTCTGGGTATAACGACATAGATCGATACTGTTGTATTAACGCATTCTCATCTTTGTAATGAGCACCAAAATCAAACACAGTCGAAAGAAAACCACCCGCATCGATTACAACACTGCCATCGTAATCGTCGGGTGGAACAAAAGAAGGAATTGTTTTTTGATCCTCTAAAGTTGACTGTAGAGGTTCATCCTGCTTTTTACCAAACTGAAATCCAAATAATTTAAAGTCCATACTCTATATATTCTCATAAACCAGCGGCTGGTGTAACAGGTTCCCAGTAATCGAATGACATATTTACAGTGAACTCAATAAAGGTATTTTCACTGTCGTATGACAAATCAACAGGGGATATTTCGGTTGGAAAGCAATTTAATAATTTAATATGTTTACTATAATTTCCTGGCTCTTGTCCTGGCTGACCAGATCTTGATGTTTGAATATCATCATAATATAGATCCCAATTGGTAACAACATTATAGTTTATCTGGTGAGTATTTCTATCATCCATTCTATTAATCCATCGTTCAAAGGCCGCTTTTAGATTGTGTGATGATTTCTTACCAGCAGATTCGTATATAACCAACGCCCAATCCCCATAGACTCTCTCACCAGAAAATTTAACTGGTCTGCCTTGCCACATCACAGGAATTGATCCTATTGCACTTGGGGGAGATTGAGTAGCCTTGCAATAAATTGTTTGTACAGTATCTAAATCAAGTCCAGTACCGATTCCCGTGGGAAATGTAAAATTTACCATGAAGCGGTTTTGTCTTACACCGAAGAAATTATTTCTAAAATCTGATAGTCCGTTTGCCATTTTTACTCCTCATTGAATATCAAATAGTATCACTTAAATCTTTATTTGTGATTGTGATTCTTACGAAATTGATGGAAGGAATTGGTTTGATTAAAATATCAGCAACAAATTCTTTAGCAGCTATTACTGCTG